AGGTCGAAGTGATCGGACGCGTGAGCGCGGAGGAGATCTTGGAGCAGTACCCGAACCTTGTGCAGGATCAGCGTGATATCGTGGCAACATTCACCTTCCAACCACAAGGGGCATGATAAGCGCGATCACAGCACAAGACGCAGCGTGGAAGCACACGAGGCTGGGCAAGTTCACGGCATCCACGATCGGGCAGTTGATGACATCGCCACGCAGCAAGGCGCAACGCGATGCAGGTGGGTGGTCAGAGACAGCGATGAAGTTGATCAAGACCAAGGCCATCGAACGATTGACAGGTCAGTACATCAAAGGGAGCGAAGTCGAAGCGATGCGGCGTGGGCTGCTGCTGGAACCTGCTGCTTTGTACCTACTGAACAAGCATTGGCGGAATGTTGACATCACAACGTGGCAGGAGTACAACGATTACATCGGTGCGACACCCGATGGACTTGTTGACCAAGGCACAGCGACGATGGATCTCAAGTGTCCGATGAACGCGGCAGATGTATTGCTGTTCCAGGACGAAGTACAAGACGGCAGTTGGGAATCGCTGCTGGCGTGGGACAAGGACTATGCGTGGCAGATCATGACGCAGAGCCTGTGTTGTGAAGTGTCTACGTGTTGGCTGGTGTACTTCACCGACAGACTTTCGATCCGCAAGTTTGAGGATGGTGAACGTGATGAAGTGCAGAGCCTGATCGACCTGCGCGCAGAACAGCACAGCCAGGAATCGTTGTACCCTTGGTCGTACACGTTCGATAGCGATGGCTACTACTACGCGGCCAAGCGTTTCGAGCGCACCGATGAGATCAGCATCCAACTGCTGTCCACGTTGGCAAGGGCGAACGAAGAATGTGATCGGCAGGTCGAACGACTCAAAGCGATGATCGCATGAGCAGCGTTATCACCATACGAAGCAAGTGGCGTGACGCTGCGTGGTCACCGGAGCAGGGATCACCGCTGAACCCGATCTACACCTATTCGTTGAACGGGGAGTGGCATACCTTGCCTGACGAAGAGAAGCAAGCAGGTGAGCGCGTTGGATGTCAGACGTTCATCGAATACGCGCAGACACCAACAATCTACCAGCAGGGAACAGGTGGATGGGAGATGTTCGATGGTAGGCCAGGTGCTGTGGAATTGATGGATCTGAACGGAGACACGCACTACAGCAAGGCCGAAGACATCGCGATGATTCAACTGCGGAAGCAGGGCCACACCTTCGCGACCATCGCGAAGCAGTTGCGACGAAACATTGGTGGTGTCACAAGTCGATATCGCAGGATCAGAAAGTTCTATCTTTGACGCGACACCGAGTGTCCGCTGGTGACAGACAGCGATGATTGAGACGAACACATATCCCCAACCCGAACGCAGGTGCTGTCACACCTGTCAGTAGGGAAGGGGATTTTTTTTTGCAATGACACGCGATGGCTACATACGCATTCACCGATCCATGCTGGATTGGGAATGGTACAGCGACGAAGCTGTGAAGGCGTTGTTCCTGCACCTGTTGCTGTCGGTGAATTGGAAGGCAGGGAAATGGCGTGGGCAAGATGTCGAACCTGGCACGTTGATCTGTTCGATGGAAGGGCTGGCAGATGCGATGGGCTGGACAAGGGCAAAGCTGCGACACACAATGTCCAAGTTGAAAAAGACCGGAGAAATCGAGACCACAACAACCAACCATTGGACTGCTGTAACCCTTGTCAATTGGGCGAAGTATCAACTTCACGACCAACAGAACAGCCAACAACGCAGCCAACCAGCAGCCAACCAACAGCCAACCAACAGCCAACCAACAGCCACAATAGAAGAAAGGAAGAAAGAAAGAAGGGAAGAAAGTGTTGCGCGTTCGCGCACATCCACCAAGTGGACGAAGGACGAATTCACAGCAGAGTGCAAGCGCGTCTGCGAAGAAGACCCGAACAGGCTACCGATGGCAGAGCGCAAACCATTCTTTGACTATTGGACAGAGGCAGACGCACAAGGCAAGATGCGATTCAACGGAGAGCGTTACTTCGATGTCGGTCGCAGGATGGATACCTGGAAGAGACGAAGCGCAAAGAATACCTTTGAACAGCAACCTGCGGACAAGATGCAGGAGCAGAAAAGAATCCGGCTGGAGATCGAAGCGAAGTACGGCATCGAACCTGGCGGAGCAATCACGAAGGACATGGTGCCGCGTGAGCAATGGGCGATCATGGGCATGGACAAAATGATCTAACGATGGAACTAATACCGAAGGACGTTGAACAGATCGTGATGGGGCAGATCCTGCTTGATCACAAGGTCATGGCTACAGCAGCGCAGCTACTGCGTGCCGAACATTTCGGTGACGACGAATGCCGCGATGCATACGAAGCCTGTTTGTCCGTGTGGCGTAGTGGCAGCGCAGTTGACCTGCTGACCATTGCTGTCCACCTGCAACGTGAGCAGAGCGCAGGGATCAGCGAAACGATGGCACGGATGGTTGGATGGACGATGCGTGTGAGCGCGCCGAGGAACTTCGATGCACACGCAAGGATCATCCGCGAATGCTTTGCGTCACGCATCCTGCGCGATGCTGGTGAACAACTTGTGCGCGGAACGATCGAAGGGAAGGAATACACCGAACTGATCGCACCTGCGACACGGGCATTGGCACAGGCAGCGATGGCCGAGGACAAGCCGGACGTGAATGCAGGGACACGGGCGTTTGAATTGATGAACAGCAGCGACAAGCCTGTGCCGACTTACTTGCAGATCGCTGGGCTGGATTCGTTGGTATGGATCCTGCCTGGCAACGTGGTGGCGATTCGCGCCGATGCAGGTGTGGGCAAGACAGCGTTCGTGCTTTCGGTGGTGATGAACCTGATGCCAAGGATCAAACCTTGGTTCGTCTCGTTGGAGATGCCAGCAGACGAACTGATCAAGCGCGCGCTCTGTCAGATCGCACAGGTGGACATCGAATCAGTCATGGTGGATCGAATGACTGCCAAGGAACGGGAGCGGCTGGCACAGGCAGCGTCAACCTACGCGCACATCCTTGGCACGTTGGAGATCGATGACACGGGCAGCATGACCATCGATGAATTCGCGGCCAAGGCAGAACACCGCGTGAAGAACGGGGCAGGTCTGATCGTGGTGGACTACGCACAACTGATGTCCGCAGATCGCAAGCTGTACAGCAACAAGGTGCAGGAACTTGAAGCAATATCGATGGGCATCCGATCAACAGCGCGAAGGTTGAACGTGCCTGTGCTGTGCATCGTTCACGTCAACAAGCAGGGCGAGGATCACGGCACAATCCAATTCGAGAAAGACGCACACGTTCGGATGCACCTGTCACGCGATGGCGATCACATGACCATTGACGTGCTTAAGAATCGAAACGGGAGGCCAGGCAAGATTACCACACCATGCGTGATGCGATACGGCATCGTTGGCCGGACACATCCACCAAGCTGGGCGTACACGCCAAGCGAAGACACATTCAACATTGACCTTCACCCTGACAAGAACCACACACCATTCTAAAAACACACACACATGAAACACGTTGCAGTAGCAGCAGCCATCCTGCTTACACAGATGGCACACGGACAAGTACAGGCGTTCCTTGAATCCTTCGGGCAAGCGACCACCACAGACGCGACGAACGACAACGCGTTCTATCTGTGGGAGGGAGATGCGATCAAGACATTCCGTACCAGCATCGTCGGCACCAGCGACTGCTTGAACACCTGGTCAACCCTGCTTGTGATGGCGAAGGAGAAGCATACCTATGTTGGAAGGACGCGCAAGGATGTGATTAAGCCGAGTAGCGTGGAATCGCTAACGGATTACGAAGCATTGAGCATTGCGCTGCGACTTGATCAGGCATCGGTCAACGTCACGGATATGTTCATCGCTGATGGTGACACAATCAAGCTTTGCTTGAAGATGAAGAAGGATGGAAACTCTGTAGTGGTGCTGGACTAATGGGCCTACGCAAGCAACTGAATGACGCTGTGCAGCAGAGGATGCGCGCGATCAAGAACGGCTACAGCAAGCGTCAGGACACATCACGATTGAACGTGGCATTGATCCGAGCGCAGCAGTTCCTGCACAGCTATCCTGTCGCAAAGGATGAACGCGTGAAGCAATGGTGCAAGGATCACGCGGACGATGTGACCTTGATCGTGATGGGAGCGCACACCGAACGACTAAAGAAGCTGTTGCTATGAAAAAAGGATGGACGCAGATGCCATCGGGAAGATGGGTTACAACGATTGCCACCAAATACGGATGGGCTACCTGTCATGCGTGGCAGGGTGGGCAATGGGAAGTAAGCAGAGGGGGCAAGCAAATTGCAAGCGGAGCAAGATGGTCGGGACGCATTGAAGAATGCATGGAATACGCGGAGAAGTGGGTACGCAACTTGAACCTGCGCGAAAACACATGGGTGGTTGATGACCATCTTGACATCAATGATAAACTTGCAATGCACGAAGCGGCCCGCGCCAAGGATGCGGAGTTGATCCAGCGGCTGGTGGATGCTCTGAATCGTCTGGTTTACTTGGAACTATGTAACTCTGAAGGCCTTTCATCAGGTGCTCCAACATCAATGGATTGGCAACAGGCCTTTGACAAAGCGCAACAGCAAATTGATGCCGCCGCCGCCGCAGGATTCAAACCTTCTGATCAGTCATGACTGAAGCATACAAGCAGGGCAGGGATGCCGGAAGAAAGTACAAGTACAGCAAGTTCGACATGAAGAAGCTGAACCCGTACAAGGCTGGCACCATCGAAGCGCAGGAGTGGGATCGTGGATTCAATCACGGTGTGTACGCGAACAACTATGACGATTAAGACGAAGACCTATTGGCGCGGCCAGGCTGACAAGTGGTTCAGCGAATTCATCCGACTGCGTGACAGCGACGATGAAGGAATCGCCACGTGCATCACCAGCGGAAGGCGGATGCATTGGCGTGACCTGGACTGCGGCCACTACGTGAGCAGGGCGAAGCAGTCAACGCGATACGATGAACGCAACTGCCACGCGCAGAGCAAGGGCCACAACAGATTCCAGGGTGGACATTTCGCAGAGCATGGCCTACGCATTGATGAACTATACGGGCAGGGGACAGCAGCGGAGTTGGTGAAGAAAGGTCTGATGCGATGTTCACGAACGATCTACGATTTCAAGTACCTGGCCGAGACCTACAAGGCCAAGGTGATGCAGATCAAAGCGGAGCAACCAAACAAGTACACACGATGAGAGTGATCCTAACAGACGGAGAGATCGAAGTATGCCGCATGATCGGGCAGATGCGTGACAAGAACAACACGCAGTTCAACCACAGCAAGGTCAGCAACAAGACGCAGGAGCAGCAGACCTTCGAAGGAGTGATCGGGGAAGTGGCGTTCTGCAAGGCGATGAACGTCTGCCCCGACCTTTCCACAGAGCCGAGGAAGAACGGATACGATTGCGTGTTCAACGAACGCAGGGTGGATGTGAAGGCTACCAGCGTTGCGAATGGCAACCTATTGCTGCCGGAGTGGAAGGACAATCCCGATATCGATATCTACGTGCTTGCAATCCTTCATCCGTTCCACGTGGAACTTGTGGGCTGGGCATTCAAGACAGACCTTGTGCAGCCGGAGAACCTAAAGGACTACGGCTACGGGCCAACGTATTCGATGAGCCAAGCGCAACTGCGGAAGTTCAAGCAAGATCTGAAGGTCGCATGAGGCTGCTGCTGAAATACCCTACACGCGCACGGCCAGCGCAGTTCGTGGAGACCTTGAACGAATACGTGTTCAAGCTGGACAGACCTGACCTGTGCGAAGTGATCATCAGTTGCGACATCGACGATGTGACCATGACGCAGTATTCACACATGACCGCAATCCACTACGGCAGGAACAAGACCAAGGTGCAAGCGATCAACGCGGACATGGACAAGGCGCGCACGCAATGGGACATCGTTCTCCTGGTGAGCGACGATATGATGCCACAGGTGCAAGGCTACGATACGAAGATCAGGGAGGCTTTCGCGCAGAACTATCCCGACACCGATGGCGAGTTGTGGCTGTACGATGGAAGACAGACGCGCATCAACACGATACAATGCCTGGGGCGCAAGCGATACGAACACCTTGGATACATCTACCATCCGGCCTACACAAGCCTGGGGTGTGACAATGAAGCAACGGACGTTGGGCTACGGGACGGAAAGCTGACCTTTGTGCAGGAGTGCATCATCAAGAACGAGTCACCGGATTGGGGAGGGAACCAGCAGGGGGATGATCTGTACCGCAGGAACAACAGGTACTATCATAGCGACAGGAGGATCTACGAACAGCGCAAACGAAAGGGATTCACATGAGATCGCAGAACAACGAAGAAGCGTTGGTGAAGCAGTACTTCCGTGAACGGACAGGCACGTTCATCGACATCGGTGCGAACGATGGCATCACGCTATCGAACACCTATGCAGCAGCACAACGTGGATGGAAGGGCGTGATGGTGGAACCTTCACCATCGGTCTTCGACAAGCTGGTGAGCAACCTGCAAGGATTGGACGTGACCTGCATCCAAGCAGCCATCAGCGACAGGCAAGGCACGTACACGTTCTACGATTCGGGGGAACATCTGAAGCAAGGGGACAAGGCGTTGTTGTCCACGTTGCAGATCACACACACCGCGATGTGGGACTGCACGTTCGTTCCTGTGGAAGTGCGCGTGATCACCTTTCAAGCATTGATGAGGGAAGCGAACATCACACGCGCAGAACTGATCAGCATCGATGCAGAGGGAGTTGATATGCAGATCCTCAAACAGATCGACCTGGATGCGATCGGATGCGAGATGTTGATAATCGAACACGAACACGCCAACGAGAACGAGATGCGGAACTATTGCCGCTCCTTCGGGATGCAGCAGTACGCAAGGAACCATCAGAACTTGATCATGGTGCGATGATGCTGTCTATACTGATTGCCACGATACCTGGCAGAGAGTCAATGTTTGCAAGGCTGATGTCGCACCTGTGGCGGCAGTCTGTTGGTCTGCCTGTTGAGATCATCTACGATGGGAGCGCAAAGGATGTGATGAGCATCGGCGCGAAGCGACAGCGATTGATTGAATCTGCACAGGGCAGGTACGTGGTCTTCATTGATGACGATGACTGGGTGCCTGATACCTACGTGGAGGACATCCTTGAAGCGACCATTACCCTGCCGGACTGCATTGGATTCAAGGTCGAAGTGAACGGCATGGGCCGCAGGAAGTACGCAAGCGCATCGAACAGGTGGGAGCGATGGGGGGAGAAGCAGGAGGGATTCGATTACGTCCGAACCATCTATCACAAGAACCCTGTTCTCCGCGAACACGCGTTGAAGATCGGCTACCAGGATATGCGTTTCGCAGAGGATCACGATTACAGCGACAGGCTGAAGGCATCGGGCCTGTTGAAGAAGGAAGCGTATCTTGACAAGGTGCTGTACATCTACAGGTACAAGCACGAACCCATCAACAAGAAGTTTGGCATCAAGCGATGATCGTCACAACAGGAACAGGTCTGACATCGTGCCTATCAGTAAGGCTGCACGATGCACACACCTTCGCCAGGTATCACGGCTATTGGCCGACACATATCGACAGCAGCAAGCAGTTCGACATCTACAAAGCCAACCCATCAGAGCGCATCGATACCCTGCTGCTGGGAGAATACAGGCAGCCAACCATACAGCCTACTGCCTACGATCACGGATGGCAGTACGCGTGGTATGATCAGATCGATCTGCACAACCTTTCGCGCATCGCGCTGGATGTCTGCCGACCATCGAACAACGTGCTTGCCAAGGCAGCGGAGTACCGCAACAACATCGGCGATGCGACCTGCGTGATTTATCGGGGGAACGACAAGGCAAAGGAGATCGCGCCTGTTGACTATCAGTCCGTGATCGAAGCTGCCGCATTCATCGGTGGGCCATTCTTCGTGCAGACCGACGAACAGGAATTCCTTGAAGCATTCCTCAAGTCACACCCGAACACGGGCTATACGGATGAACTACCGAGGATCAAGCGTAACCATGACAGGTACGTCATGGGATCAGATCGCAGTAACTTCGCGTTGAAGTTCAACGCAATGCTGTGGGCGTTGGGCCAAGCAAAGAAGCTGCTGGTGACCACAGGGAACACGGGCATATGGCCTGTGATCTATCGTGGACACACCAGCAATGTGTGGCAGTTGCACGGAACACATCAGACCTGGAAGAAACTATGAAATACGTGACACGAACCCTGTCGATAATCATTGCTTTGATCGGGCTGCTGTTGCTGCTACCTGCCATACCATTCATCGGTGCCGCTGGCATCTTCCTGGTGCTGGCCGCTGGCATCGCATCGATCAACAAACCCAAGAAGACCAATGCCGATCCCGAAGCGTGAGCGCAACGAAACGCCTGACGCGTTCATCAAACGCTGCATGGAGGATCCCACGATGGTGGATGAATACCCTTTGAACCAGCGTTACGCGATCTGCGCGGACAACGTGTACGAATCCGATGAGACCTTCGATGATTACCCACAGGCAGCGACACGGAACGCACAACGCGCTCTGAAGTACAGGAAGGAGAGCGGCAACCCAAAGGACTGCGGCACACCTGTTGGGTGGGCGAGGGCAAGCCAACTTGCGAATCGCGAACCCATCAGTCTACAGACCATCAAACGCATGGCTGCATTCACACGGCACAAACAGAACAGCGATGTACCCTACGAGGAAGGATGCGGTGGCCTGATGTGGGACGCATGGGGGGGGGACGAAGGAATCGAATGGGCTATTGAGAAGGTCGCAATACTTCGCAAATGAAAGTACCAACAAGCAAGCTGAAGCCGAACCCGTCGAACCCAAGAATACTTCGCGACGAGAAGTTCCTCAAGCTGAAGGCAAGTATTGAATCGTTCCCCGATATGCTGAACAAGCGACCTATCGTGGCCGTGACCGACACCGATGGGAAGTACATGGTGCTGGGGGGCAATATGCGGCTGCGTGCCTGTCAAGATCTGAAGCTGAAGGAAGTGCCAATCATCCTGGCCGACGAATGGACTGAGGAACAGCGCAGGGAGTTCATCATCAAAGACAACGTGGGCTATGGCGAATGGGATTGGGATCAACTTGCGAACGAGTGGGATGCAGTAGATCTTGATGCGTGGGGGCTGGACATTCCCAAGGTTCCGGACTTTGAACCTGTGGGTATGGAAGATCAGCCAAGGCTTGACGAAAAGACACCTATCGAATGTCCGAAGTGCGGCCATGAGTTCACCCGATAAGCCCGTCCTGAAGGTGGCACCATGCAGCCATGAAGCGGCAAAGTATGCCGTGGAGAATTGGCATTATAGCAAATGCATGCCAGGTGCGAAAAAAGTGCTTTTGATAGGTGTGTGGGAAGATGAAAAATATATAGGAGTTGTGATTTTTTCGCCTGGTGCTACTGCATCACTTGGATCACCCTATGGGCTAAATCAGTTTCAATGCACCGAACTTGTCAGAATTGCATTAAACAGACATCGAACACCCGTCAGTAAGATTGTGAGAATCGCATTAATGTTCTTGAAAAAGACATCACCAGGTATAAAGTTAGTGGTGAGTTTTGCAGATCCATATCGCAATCATATTGGAGCCGTATATCAAGCCGGAAATTGGATTTATACAGGAGAAAGCGCAGCTACTAAAGTTTGGGAAGTAGACAACAGAATCATACATCCGAGGACATTAGGAGCATCTGATTTTAAGAAAGGCAGGAAAAAGCAATTACCGACGGGTGCCAAGTCTGTTATAATGCCAGGCAAGCATCGCTATCTTTACCCACTTGATGAAGCAATGAAGCGCAAGGTTGAACCCTTGCGCAAGCCATATCCAAAACGCGCCGGAAGTTCATTGGTTGAACACTCCGAATCCATCGGAGAGGAAGGCGGTTCGATTCCGACCGCGGCGCTCAAAGAAACAGCCAACGAACAGCCGTGAAGAAGCCTAATCCAATACGGGGCAACAAGCCGTTCCCGAAAGGTGTTTCCGGCAACCCGAAAGGCAGACCCAAGAAGCTGCCGCAAATCGATGTGCTGCTGGCCGATGTGCTTGGTGAAGAGAACAGCGATGGCATCGAAGCAGCCAAGATCATTCTGATGGCGTTGCGGAAGAAGGCTGCACAAGGTGACGTGCGTGCTGCTGAACTGCTGCTGGACAGAGCCTACGGCAAGGCAAAGCAACAGATGGATGTCACAAGCGGTGGCAACCCTGTGCCGATACCGCAGATCATCATGCCGAAGGATGAATGATCAAACTATCGGTAAAGCAAAAGCAAGCGTGGACGCTGCTTGACAGGCCGGACATCATCGAAGTTTTCGCAGGTGGTGGGGCAGGTGGGGGCAAGTCCTACCTTGGATGTCTGCGGCAGATCTACCGAAGGACAGCATATCCTGGCACGCGTGGATTCATCGGGCGTGAAGACTTCACGGCGATGCGCGATTCCACGATGAAGACCTACTTTCAGATCTTGTCCGAGTTGGGCTACAAGTCGATTGAACACTACACCTACAACGGGCAGGAGCATTCAGTCTATTGGAAGAACGGCACAGCGGATTGGCCTGGCAGCGAACAGCACTTCCGGTACATGAGGCATATGCCGAGCGATCCGGACTACAACAGATTTGGATCGACGGAATACACAGATGCGTTCATCGATGAGGCACCCGAAGTTGATGCGCGTGCCTGTCAGGTATTGCTATCACGATTGCGTTACGGACACAGCAAGTACAACATCACGCCGGAGATCCTGTACACAGGGAACCCAGGCGAAAGCTGGATCAAGGATCAGTTCGTGCTTGATCATAACGGAGACCTTGTGACGCTGCCGAAGCACAGAGGGCGTGTGCTGTTCACCATTCGCGACAACCCTGACGCAACCTTGCGTGAGCAGTACATCAGCACTCTGATGCACCTTGACCACTACGATCGCGCACGTCTGTTGGATGGCGATTGGTCTGCACGACCGAAGGCAGAGCGTCCGTTCGCGTTCGCGTTCGATCGCAGGAAGCACGTTCGTCCGTTCATGCTTGACAATAGACTGCCCGTGATCATCGGCATCGATTTCAACGTGGATCCGTTCTGTGCGTTGGTCTGCCAGGAGCAGGGCAATACGTTCGGCATCGCGCATGAGATCGACATCAAAGGTGGCAGCATCGAAGAGATGGTGGAGCGGATCACCGCCATCGCGCCGAACATCATGTACCATCAGTACACAGGTGACCATACGGGAACGGCTCGCAGGATACAGATGCGTTCGACGGCATCGATGTGGGACGATTTCATGCTGGCGATCCGAGCGCGTGAATCGCAACTGAAGCTGCCAGCGAACCCGACACACAAAGAGAGCAGAGAGCAGGTGGCCTACGTTCACCACCACCATCCCGACTTCCGCATTGACCCAAGCTGCACAGGTCTGATCTATGACCTTGAGAGCGTGGAAGTGGATGCTGACCTGCACATCATTAAGAGCGATCGGAGCAAGGCGAACCAACGTGCTGACAAGTTGGACGTGATGCGATACGTGGTGAACACGTACCTTTGGAAGTGGATTCAAACCCATCGCAAGACCCATGCTTTGCAGCGCACAAGCAACAGCGTACCCTCTGCGTCTATGCGCGGAAGATGACGCACGCATCTACATCGGGCAGTCAGACTGCATCAACCTGGTAGTGCAGTTCACGAACCTTGCCACAGGTCGCATCATTCACATCGATGCACAGGTGGATGGCGATGATCATTACATCTTCGCGTCTGACCTTGACATCGTGCAGTACCACACGTATGCGGTGCAACTGCTGAACCTTGGTGCGCCTGTGCCGTTCACACCTTACGTCATGGAAGGCTGCGACATCGAACCTGCAACGGAGCAGTACAATCACGTGCTGGTGAACTTCATGGGCATCCTTGTGCCGAACAGCAGCTACTATTCCAGCACCGACCAATGGTTGATCACGTACTGATAGTGGCGATCATGGCGATGGTCGCACAAGGTGCGTACGCGTCACAGCAGGAGGGCATGATCCTTCACCTGCTGACGAAGGTGTGGGGCTACCTGCCGACCTACCTGCACAAGCCTACGTTCACCTGCCCGATCTGCATGGTCAGCGTGTGGGGAGTTCCGACAGCGTTGGTGCTTGGTGCCGAACCAATGCTACTGCCGATCTACCTGCTGGCATCTGCTGGCATCAATTCCATCGTGAACCAATGATCGGTGCCATCCTGTTCAAGCTGTTCGGCAAGCAACTGCACAGCTACCTGGATTCGCAGAAGTTGCGACCCAAGGGCTTTGATGGCATGAAGCTGGCCTACACGTGGCAGGGCGTGAAGTACTACACGTGGGAAGACCTTGCGGACTTTCCTGCCATCCGGCAAAAGCACGTGGAGCGATGCAACAGGATGATTGATGCTGGCATCGGGCAGAAGACATTGGACGATCTATGCACATTGATCGAAGGTCACATCATCGAAGCGGTGAAGACCAATAAGCAGGACGAACGGCAGAAGCGATTGGTGAAGGCGGCACAGGCTGTTGGTGAATTACGCAACAGGCCGAAGGAAGTGATACCCGAAGAGATTGCATACGACCTGTGCGCTGTATTCGTCGCACGTGAAGACGAAGACCCACGCATCTTTGATGCCACTATTCACACGGAGAAGATCAACGTGTTAAGGTCTGCTGGGAGAGCGGGCCAGGATTTTTTTACCAGCGCGCCGTTGTGGCGCAAGCTGTACGGCTTATCGCTCACTACCGAGACCGCGTTCGACCAATTATTGATGAATTGGACGCTGGCACGAATCCGGATGAAGGCAGTTCTACAGATGCACACCGCGAAGCAGTAAGGGCGATGAAAGCGTTCGATGACTTCACGTTCATGATTGCAGGTGGAGACGTTGAACGCGTAGGTGTGTTGGAGCGTGGGCCGATGCGTGTGTATTGGAAGGTGGCCGAGCATCACCTTCGTCAGCTATTAGCGGAGAAGAAACGACAGGACAGGGCCAACAAAAAGACACGACATGGCAGATGAACAGGTAATCATCACGCGATTCACGTCAGACCTATCGTCGTTCGAAGCTGGCGTGAAAGAGTACACCGACCTGATGAACCAGGCGGAAGGTGCTGCGAAGAAGTTGGATGGCACGGAGCAAAAGCTGAACACCACTACGGGCAGTCTTGCGGACAAGTTCGATGCGGCAGCAGAGAGCGCAAAGCAAGCAGCGGACAGCACAACGCAACTTGCGGACAAGACCAAGCAAAGCACAAGCATCTTCGATCGCGCAGGGCAGAGCATCAAGCAGTTTGGCACCAACGTAGTTCAGAGCATCAGCAACGCTGGCAAGTCGCTGACATCGTTCAAGGGATTGAGCGGTGGGATCGGCAACATCTTCAAGGGAGTTGGCACAGCAGGTACGGCAGCGTTCGGTCAGATCAAGCAGAGCATCTTCGGAGTTGTTCAGTCGATACCTGGCATCGGTGGCATCGCAACTGCACTTGGGCCTGTGGGCATTGCCGCTGCTGCCGTAGGTGCTGGCCTGTTCAAGGTGATCACGAACCTTGACGCTGGCAAAACTGCTGTCGAGGGATTGGGCATCGGTGCAGGTGTGGTGTTTGACAAGTTGACCGGAACCCTTGCGAAAGTTGGTGGGTTGATCAGTGATGTGTTCGGCGCAATTGCCGCGCCATTCGAGAAAGCAAATCAAGCAGTATCGGATCTGTTCGGCAGTTTGACGGAGAAGTTCCCGATCATTGGCGAAGTGTTCGATGCGATATCGAGCGGTGTGGAGTTCGTGATTAACAACCTGACACCGCTTGGCGCGTTGTTCGAATCCTTCTCATTCGGTCAGGACATCGCGAACCAACTTGATCAGTTGCAGGAATCGCAGTTGGGCGTGAATGAAGCTGTCGCAGCAAACGAAACGCTGCTGGCAAAGAACGTGGCACAGCTACGCAACACCAACCTGACTGCGGAGGAGCGGCTGAAGATCGCCGATGACATCACACGAATTGAGGAGGAGAACCTGAAGCTGAAGCAGGATCAACTGCGGACTGAATTGGGAATCCTACAGGCACAAGCAGCACAGCAAAAGTTGGACAAGGGCGAAGTTGATGATGCGCTGAACAAACAGATCAGCGACTTGAAGGTCGCACTTTCCAACGCAGAGACAGAGAGCGTTCGTTTGACGGAGAAGGTAGCTGTGCGAAGGGAAGGCATCGTCGCACAGGAAGAGGCACGCAAGAAAGCCATCCGCGACAAGGCAGAGGCTGATCGGCAGAAGGCTGCGGAGAAAGCAGCAGCGGCAAGGGAGAAGCGTGAACAGGAGGAAGCGAAACGAGCAGAGCAACGCGTGCAAGCGCAAGCGAAGTTGGATGATTTGCTGAACCAATTGGCGGACGAACAACTTGCACGAACGCAGACCGAAGCGGAGAAGGAAGTGACCGCAACGGAGAAGAAGTACGAAGACCTGGAGAAGGTCGCACGTGAGGGCATCGAGAAGCTGCGTGAAGTATCGCCACCAGGTGCAGAGGCTGCGATCGCGCAACAGGAAGCGAACATTTTGGTACAGATCGCGAAGGCAAAGGAGGAAGAACTTGCGGAGATCCGGAGGAAGGCTGCGGAGGATCTTGCGAAGGAACGTGAAGAGGGCAGGGAGAAGCTGCGGAAGCAACTGCTGGATGAGACCGAAGCGCAGCGTGAAGCGATCTTGGAGCGATTCGATGAAGACGTTGCGCTGGCCGAGAAGTCGATTGAGGATCAGGCAGAGCGCGACGAAGTGATCCGCAAGCTGCGCGAGAAAGCGGAGAAAGACCTGACCGGAGTGATCAGTACAGCAGAGGAAGAGCGACTTGAATTGGAACGGGCTGCTGCGGAGGAACGCAACCGCAGGGAACAGGAACGCATAGACATCCTTAAGAACGCGTCAGCAGATGCGTTGGGCATCTTGATCCAAAGTGCCGCAGAAGGTGAAGCATTAAGCCAAGAAAGCAGCAAGGCGTTGCTGTTGCTGATGCTGGACACGCTGGAGAAGATCATGCTTGCACAAGCGTTCCAAGCGCAAGCAATGGTCACAGGCGCGCCCACACCGGACAACATCGCAACGGGTGGTATCAGCGGTACCATCAAAGGCATCGCGATGTTCGCACTGATCAAAGGTCTATTCTCTGCCGTGAAGGGGATCTTGACTGCGAACTACACAGGCGATCCGTTCGTGGGCGGTGATGGCAGCAGACCGATGTGGAGTGGTCGCGATGGATTCCTGCGGAGGCTGGACTACGGCGAACGCGTGGTCACGGGCAAGACGAATGCCAAGTACTTCGATGAGATGCAAGCGATGGAAGACGGCAGGTGGGACAGCTACCTGGACAACAACTACATCTTGCCAGCAATCGAAGCGTTGCGGTACAATGACGATGAACGCGCCGTGAAGTTCGTGCAGAGTGATATGGGACAACGCATGGCTGCATCGATCACGCTGCCGAGGATGTTCGACAAGAACATTGTTCAGACGCAGATGCAGGTAAGCAAGCAGCAGCGCAGGACGAATGAACTGCTGGAAGCAATGGTTCACAACACGCGGCCACGCGCAATCAACAAACGCTACTACTGATGGACGGCATCATCCGCCACTACATCAACGGCACGCAGGTGGAAGAACCTGTGGGCTGGAAGGACTTTGAAGAGGAACTTGACCGCGATGTGAGTGAACGTATCATCGCTGTGAAGTACAACACCGACCTGACCTTCACGGGGCAGGGATACGATGTGCTGCGTGGCCTGTACGAGCGCGATGGATTCTGTTCGATCATCACCTACCAGGCACGACAGGAGTGCGGTGATAGCATCAACACGGCAGCGCAAGGTGTGATCATCCTTGCCGATGCGGAGTGGAACCTAACGCGTTGTGAAGTGGTGGTGCCTGTGGTTGACGATGCGTTGGGCGCGAAAATCATGAACAACCTGGAAGTGCCTGTCAGTCCTTTGGCGAACCTGTCGAAGAATGGCATAAGCATCACAGCAATCACGCCGTTCAACTTGATCATTCGAAGAACAGACGTTGTCGGCAATTACGCCAACACACGTGAAGTATACCAATGGTTTGATGCGATACAACACGCAGTCGCGTACATCAGCGATGGTGAAGTAAGCGTGGTGAGTGATTGGCATTCTGCGTTGGGCGATGATGAGCAGTACTGCTTGGTTGATGGCTATATGCTACGCACGTTCACGAACACGCCACGCCGAGTGAGTTGGACGTTCAAGGATCTGTTCTTCAATATGGCTGGCAGGTACAACCTGTGGATGGCAGCAGAGCGCGACAGCAACGGCAACCCACGCATCCGCATCGAACCCGAAGGCTATTGGTATGCATCGGCTGGGCAGGTGCAGGAGTTGGACATTCAAGATCTTGTGCGAAGCATTGATCTGAACAGGCTGTATTCACGCGTGGAGATCGGCAGCGAGGAACACATCTTTGATGTTGATCCAGCAAGTGAGTTCACGCAAAGCATTCCGTTGGAGCAGCAAGGGCCGGAGAGTTACAACTTCGAAGGCGTGTGCAACACAGATGCTACGCTGGATCTGAAGTTCGATTTCGTCAGCGACAGCAACGTGATGATAGACGTGCTGGTAAATGGCGCAGATGACTACGATGAAAAGATCTTCATTATTCAGTACAGCATTCCGCCATTGGTAGCAAACCCTATCACAACGGAATGGGTGCAGAGTCAATTGGCGAAAGGCTACAATCCTGCAATCATCAACGGCGAGATCTTGCAGCGATACTACTTGTCCAGCGCAGTAGGCAGCAACATAGCACCGCCACCTGTTCCATCATTCGACTTCACCAACACGAACGGGCCAGGTGTGACATTGGGACTTGGTGCAACAAGTGCATGGACAGCGTTACCGATATCGGACTTCACGGCTGCGTCAGTTGGGTACTACCTGTTCCAAATATTCACGCCGTGGAACATCATCGCACAGGCACCATATCGTGCAGGTGAGGGCGCAAACTTTTACGTTGGCATCCGCATTCAAGGTAAGGTCGAACGATTCGATTCATCGAACGTGTTGATCGACACCGAAATCAGAACTGCCCCTGTGCCGTACCAATGGTCTGCTATTGTTGGTGGAAGTTACACGGGATTCTTTCCCATTGAATATGCGACCATCCTGAACGCTGGCGATTACATCCGCGTCAGCTATCGATTTGAGACGGACGCATCGTATGTGTACGAAGGGCCAGGATTCGGGCCGGAGAATTATTCACCGAGCGTGACCGCAGTTGCCCGTTCATCGTCGGGATGGGCATTGATATTCAGCGATGCAGGTGGATACGTTGAAGGCATCGGTAAACCGCCAGTCATCGTGTACAAGTTCGATCGCCACGTTGACCTTTCGACGTGGCTATCTTTGACGCAGAACCCACGCAGAGCGATGGCGATATCACACACACCGAGCGTGCTTGACACGGGCTGGGTGCTGAACGCGAAGCGCAACGTGGCAACGGGCGAGTGCCAATGGGAAGTGATGTGTTTCCCGCCACAAACCAATGAACTGCCATGAGCCTGATCGCGATACCGAATCAACCTGTGAACCTGGTGGGCAGCAACATCAAAGGCTGCGTGTGCGATCCGTTGGTGCCGATGACATTGATTGGTGCCGACGATGATCTGAAGGTGGTGTTCAAAGCCTATGCGTGCAGGTCTGAAGAGAACCTGATCGACAACCCGTTCTTCTTTACGGGCTGGCGGCTGGGTGGCACGTGGCAGCTTGCAGAGGACGGAGCGTGTGCAAGCGCGACTGCGTTCCAATCCTTCTTGACCTACCTGTTCGCGTTCCCTTCGGTCGGCCAGCGATACGAACTACGCATCTTCTTCACGTTCGTGGATGGAACGATACGTGTTCAATGCGGTGGATGGAACACGGAGATCACACAGGCAGGGCAGTACGTGTTCACGTTCGAAGCGACGAACACCACAGGGTTGAGCATCGTGGCGTTGGAGAACAGCGCGTGCTGCATTTCATCCAACGTGCAATGGTACTTGGCGAACAACACGTTCGTCGTAAACTGCTACGACCAGCAGGGCAACGTGGTGTTCAACACGGACTATACCAACGACCCATCGTTCTTCACGCTGGAGGAAGAATACGTGACGCTGACAATGCCTATCGCTGCGTCTGTTCTGTCCGGCTGCTTTCGCATTGAGATCGAGGACTGCGACAACACGCTGACATCGCAGCAGTACTTCCAGATCATCGACAACACGGACTGCACGTTGCTGGTGAGCGCGTGCAACGATTACGATTCATTGGGTTTCCCTGCATCGTTCAGGGCAGAACTGCGCGTGCAGGGCAAGGTTGTTCGTCCGAAGTGGGAGTACGATGTGAGCGAAGAACGTAGGAGCAATGGCAGACACCTGCGACACTACGCGGACAGGCAGACGAAGTACGATCTGTTCATTGATCTGCAGAACGAATACGCGATGCCGTTCGTTGCTGCGCTGCCTGTGTTCGATCACGTGTACATCGATCAGGCCGAATACATCGTGGACGCAGATGAGTTTGAACCCATCTACGATGACGTGTTCGACGGCACGGGTGGAGTGCAGCTGACCATTCGACCGAAGCAGGAATTGTTCCGCAACGTCATGTGTGCGGAGGAAGGGCCAGGCTGCACGCCGAAGCCGATACAACTTGGACAGCTACAGCGCAGCGACCTTGACGTGCTGCTGCAAACAGGAGACAAGATCAAGCTGCACTAACACAAACAAAGATGCCAAACAAGTCGATCAATCAAATGCCATCGCTGCTGTCATTGCAGGATGGTGACCTGCTGTACGCGGTGCGTTCAAGCACGGACTACAAGGTGGATGCAGCCACGTTCGCAGGACGTGTGCAAGCCTTTGAAACATTGATTCCAAGTGCCGATGTATTGACCATCGGCAACACGCCTGTGAATGTGGTTCCCGCGCCTACGGCAACGCAGGTGATCGTGCCGCTGATGGTGTTCTTTCGGTACGAGTCCGGAACAACTGACTACATCAGCACCGGAGACCTGGTGTTGATCAACGCTGGATCCAGCGCAACGTATGGAACCGCCATTGGAATGGGATCAACAGCAGGAGACGGAAGCACCATGACCATGACAGGCGATCTGCTTGATGCTGGTGCAGGTCTGTTCCTGTCCACAAGTGACGTTGCTGACCCGACCACAGGCGATTACGATTTGCGGATTACCATTTACTACACGATCGCCAATGCCTGATCAATACATCGAAGACCTGCCCGATGGTGGGGACTTGCAGCCTACTGACCTGCTGTACGTGCAGCGCAACATCGGTGGGCAATGGTATGATTTCAACATCGAAGCTGGCGCGGTGAATGCCACGCCTGTGCAGGTGCATCATGCTGTGTACACCGAAGCGGATGTGGTGGGATCAGACATACTGATGTTCACACCAGCGGCAGGTGAAGTGGCTGTGTTCCTTGACGCGTTCGTGAAGCTGGACACGCCAATACCAACAGGTCTTACAGAAACGATACAGATCGGATCGGTGCCTGATCAGTTGACCTGTACATTCAAGAACAACCTGACAACGCAGTACCTGTCGTTCGCAACTGCGGCAGCGGATTGCTTGCAGTCACAAGCTGCGATTGAAGTTGGAACGAACATCGCTGCCATCAACTTCACCTTGACAATCACAACGCGATACGTGTTGGTGAGCGTTTGATTACCTTTGTAGGAGTTCGTCGTTCCGCCCGTTTCGCACCAAGGGGCAGATAATCCAGGTGCCAAACCCAAACCTGACTAACGTCATGGCGATTAACGACTGCCCCAAACCTTACTACTGCTACGACTACGAAGCATATCCGGCGCAGAGTGGGTGCGACACGAAGGAGTACTACCTGTCAGGCATCAGCGCAATTGGCCTGTTGTCCTGCGGTACCGAACTTGTTGACCCATCCGATGCGGAGGAAGTGCAAGGACTGATCGACAGCGGTGATCTGATCATCATCAGCGGCATCAAAGCTGGATTCGATGACGCATCACCGATCACCATCGATCCTGTTACTGCGTGTGGAACTACCATCACAATCAACGCTGACCGCAGCGTATCCTTTGAGGATGCCAAGGTGAGCAAGGAAGTTGTGGAGTGGTACAACACGATCAAGTCACAGCGATTCGGTGGCGCGCTGCTGTACGAGTGCGCGGAGAACCGCGTCAGCTACGTCACGCAATACGTCACGATGACTGCGAACCGCGCTGGTGGAAACACCAACAGCGAAGCGCAGCGCATCGCTGGCACGATTGCTTGGCGTTCGCAGGACGATCCCGTTCCCTATGATGCACCTGGCAACATCTTCGGATGATTGATCAAGTGAACAACGAAGAGGCAACAGGCAGGGGGAAAGCCCCTGCCATTGCCATCTTTGCGTATGGTCGAAGGGGCTACGCACAGGCTGCGGAGAACCTTGCGTTGACCTTGCGTGAGCATTCACCGAACGTGCCTGTACACCTGTGGGCTGGTGAAGGTCTGCGCGTCGATCATGCGTTGTTCACGAAGGTGCATAAGCTGGATGCAAGCTGGTATGCGGAGGGGCCAGGAACGCTGAAGGTGAACGTGTACGAGATCCTGCCGAAGGGCGATTGGCTGTACATGGATGCGGATTCGTTGGTGATTGCTGACATCGCTCCACACCTGGAAGCATTGAGGCAGTATGACTTCGCCATCGAAGTGAAGGGCAAGGGCGGTGAACACGATGTGATCGACTACACGCCGTGGGCCACGAACGCGACGATCAAGCGTGTGTGTGAGTTGAAGGACGATGCCACGTACTATGGTGTGCAGAGTTCGTGGATATGGATTCGCAAGCCATCGAAGAAGGTGGCACAGATATACAAGATTGCATCGCAGGTACAATATCAACCGAGTGATCTGAAGGAACCTTGGGGCAATGACATTCCCGACGAACTGCGTTTGGCGAGTGCGCTGTCAAGCATTAAGATAGAACTGCCGGAATACCGAATGTCGTTCTACGGACAGGGCCATGAATACAAGGGGCTGGCGGATGTCGCAAAGCATCTGCCCATCGTTTGTCTGTATGGTGACCTGCGTCAGCATCGGTTGATCAAGTCAACATGGTTCGATGCGTACGATCGCTACGTTAGAACCTTGTACAAGAAGCACGGAAGGCAAATGTGGTACAACCTGCACAGCGTGATGCAGGACAAATACGTGAACAAAAAATGAAGTGCTGCGGAAGACCCAAGACGAAGCCGAAGTCGAACCTTGCATTGGTCTTCGGGCCTGTGCATGAGACCATCGGGTGATGCTTACCGAGGAGCAGATCAACCGCATCGTATCTGACTTCGCAGACAAAGCGCGAAGCTGGTACGTTGATGGAACCTTTCGCGAATACGGGAGGAACGGCACAGGTGCGCGGAGGAATACCAAGTGGCCGGAGTTTTGGCCTGGGTACAACAAGGCTGTGCGACAGCGCGATGAACTACGCGTTCACATTGAGAGCGGCAGTTTCCCTGCACATCTGATCCACGATCGATCACCGAATCAGACGCAAGCGGAGTTCGACTATGTGCGGAACAACTTCAAGCAGGTAACGATACCGCACTATGTCGATTTCGAGAACATGATCATCGGTGCATTGCATCAGAGCAACTGGACGTTTGAGTTCGGCCCTGCTGCTGGTGATGACACAGATCTGTTCTCGTTCAAGACCTACATCAACACGCGCATCGATCAGTTCGATTCGCTGTCCGATTGGATGAAGCATATGCTGCCGAAGATCAAGACCCTTGATCCGATGGGCGTGGTGTGCGTGATGCCAAAGAAGGTCGCTGCTGTCGAAGGAACGACAGACGATGGCGAAGTGGCAATGGTGATCGATCCCGATGTGTTGATCGATCCGCAGCCGATCTACTTTCCCGTGGAGCAAGTCGTGGGGAAGGAAGACGGCAGGTGGTACTTGCTTGTGACCAATGAACGCAGCGTGGTGAGCAAGGCCGGAAAGGATGTGCGCGAAGGCATGGTGCTGTGGCTGGTGGACGATATGAACTGCTGGCGCGTGGAGCAGTACGGCAAGGCGCATGACCTATCCTTCCAGGTCAGTCTGCATTTCGCGCACGGATGTGGCTACGTTCCCGCCGAGCCGCTGAAGGGCAGACCCGTGATCGAGAATGGTGCGGTGATGTACGAATCGTACTACCTGCCAGCGAAGGATCTGTTCGACCTGGTGCTGTTGGATTCGATGAACCTGTTCATGATCAAGAGCAACAGCGTGTACCCGATGCGCGTCATGCTTGGTCACGAATGCGATTACCAGGACATCAGCGCAGGGCAGCATTGCATTGGTGGCACGTTGCACAGGCAAGGTGACGAAGGTCTGATGGCGATGGGCAAGTGTCCATCGTGCAAAGGCACAGGCGTTGCGGCAAGGCTGGGGCCAGCAGGTGTACTGTTCGTGAAGGAACAGAGCGCACGCGAAGGTGGACAGCAGGTGAAGGTGCAAGACGCAATGACGTTCGTTGAACCTACTGCGACCACACCGACGATACTGCGCGAGGAGATCCGATCAAACACCGCAGAGGGAAGAAGGATGCTGCACCTGCACAGTGACATCAGCATCAGCGGTGGCAGCGCAGAGACAGCGACACAAGTTGGCGTTGGCGTGAAGGCACGTGCCAACTTCATTGCACCGATCGCATCGCAGATCTTCGCGACCATTGACTTCGTGGCGAAGACAATCGCGATCGAACGCTACGGCACGGCAGAGGAATACTACACCATCATTCCTGCAACGCAGTACGACCTGCGGACTGAAGCCGACTACCTGGCGTTGTTGGGCGAGGCCATGCAGAAAGGTCTGCCACCTGCTGCGATCGAAGAAGTGCTGCGTGGATACTTCAACATCCGTTACGCAAGCGATCCCTATATGCAGGAAGCGATGTCTGTAATCGTGCAAGCAGATCGATTGGTCGCGGCCAATTGGCAGCAGATCGCAGCGATGCAGGGCAAAGGGGAAGTGAAGGCGTGGGAAGTGGCATTGCATCAACAGGCGTTGGGCCTGTATGATAGACTGATGCAAGACCCTGCGTTCCGCACGCTGGACATCTTCGCGAAGTCTGACGCGATGCGGCAGTATGCAATGCAGCAGTTCGCTGCTGAAGTGGGTGCGATGAATGTGCCTGTGTTGCGTCCTGCACAAGCGATGGCACAGAGCATCGTGGAAGAGACGGAGAACGGCAGGGAAGAACGCGACGAAGAGATGATCGAAGGCGTGATCGAAATACTGCGCGGCATCGGTGACATGGACAACAGGCAGCGCAGCGCAGAGGAACGTCTTGCAGACTTCGCGGCACAGGGCGTGGAAGTGGATCGCGAAGAGTTCCTGCGGAAGGTGATGGAAACAACAATCACAACAACGATGAATGTACCCGAAGAGAACGTGGCGAACACCGCATTGAACGGAGCGCAGGTGCAATCCCTTGTGCAGATCATCAACCAAGTTGGATTGGGTGTGATCACGCAGCAGACAGCGAAGCCGCTCATTGAAGCAGCGTTCCCTGGCATTGCTGAAAGGACGATTGATGAAATGCTGGCTGGCGTGCAACGACTGACACCGGAGCAAGCGCAGCAGGTATGACCTTCCTTGAATTTCTGAAAGGCCAAGCGGAGGCAGACGCAGGTGTGCTGAAGCTGCTTGAAGAAATGGCATCGTTGCAGGGACGAACTGCGACACGCATCGGTACTATCCTTGCTGACCTTGACATCCGCAATGGCAACCTTGTGGCGAGTGAAGCCAACATCGCCAAGCTGTCGCAGGTCATGGCCGATATTGAAACGGACTTCGTTGATCCGCAATGGCGCGATGCTGTGCGTGAATACGTGAAGACGTTCGATGTGTTGGACGCGAACACAACAGCGTGGGTTGGGCAGATCGGAAGTATTGACAAGGGACTGATGAAAGCGTTGCGAACGCAGTACAAGCAGATCAGTGCCGAGTATCTGCTGAACGCACAATCATTTTCGCAGACGCTGCTGAACCCGATCGCACAGGAAGTCGGTGCGTACATCGCAACGGGCAGTAGATACAGCGACCTTGTGAAGGCTGTATCACAAATCGTGACGGGGGGAGATACCAGCGATGGCGCGATACTTGGCAACGCACGAACAGCGGTGAACGATCTTGTGAGTGTGTATGAAAGGACGGCAACGAACATCGCATCGGAACAGGTCGGTGCTGTGTTCTTTCTTTACCAAGGGAGGCCAATTAAAAGCACACGTCCGTTCTGTCGTGAGCGCGCCAACAAGTATTACCACAAAGAGGAAATCGCAAGCTGGGCCAGCGAGGATTGGCAGGGCAAGACCGAAGGCACGAACAGCACGACGATATTCAGCTACCTTGGTGGGTACAACTGCCGACACGTTCTTGTTCCTGTTAGGCAGAGCGAAGTTGCTGCCGATGATCTTGCAAGGATGCGGCAGAAAGGCTTGATTACGTAGCGTATCTTTGATCCATGAGTACCAAAGAAAAGATGGTCAGGTATCGCCTACCAGGTGATAAGCTGATCCGGAGCTGCCCCGAAAGGCTGACGCGTACAACGGGATTCAAGATTCAAGGTGGCGTGGTGTTGCAGGACGTGCAGCCAATCGCATTGCCGAAGATCGAGGAGACCTACGTTGAAGATGAGATTGATGAAGCACCTGTGCATGAAGTGAAGCGGCGTGGACGCAAACCCAAACAAGCATAAGCCATGCCTATCAAACCCGAAGACGCATTGGAAGTAATGGACTTCGATCTGTCGAAGTTCGACAGCGTAGATGATTTCCGCAGCGCAGTTGAACGCAAGTGGGTGTCACGCGACACGGCTCACAACGACAAAGAAGTGAGCGGCAAAATCATCGGCAAGTTCAACCGCGTGTTCCGCACGAAGCTGGGCAAGATCGGCAACGCGATCGGTGTTGACGTTGATGATAGCTTGGAACCTTTGGATGTTCTTGATCAGTTCGTTCCTGCGATCACCAGCAAGGTCGGTGAAGTTGATGCGTGGAAGAAGAAAGCAGAGACCGCAGTCGCAGACGATGTGGTGAAGGAATGGCAGAGCAAGCTGAAGGGAGCGGAGAAGGAACGTGAGACGTTCAAGCAACAGGCTGTGGAATGGCAGGAGAAGTACAACGCACTTGACACCGAAGTGAAGACCACCAAGCGGAAGAGTGTGATCGATCGCGAGTGGGAACAAGCGTTGTCAGGCGTTGCGTTTCATCCTGGTGTGGACGATCTCAAGAAGCGTGGATTCATCAGCGCAGCGAAGGAGCGATACAAGATCGACCTTGACGATGAGTTGAAGCCGAAGCTGGTGGATCAAAGCGGCAACCCGATAAAGCATCCGAAGTGGGCAGGTGAACTGCTGTCGCTGCAAGATGCCGTGAAAGAAATGGCGAAGGAGTTCAAGCTGTTGCAGGACAATCCCCATGCTGGCAAGCCTGTGGCGCAACCATTCCAACCGCGACCAATACAACAGGCTGCACCGCCTGTGCAAGGTGCTATTCGCGCGCCGCGTAGATTCGGCCAGCGATAGTGTGTGTGTGTGTGTAAAGGAGATCGCCCTGCTAACGTGGGGCGATTTTCTTTTACCTTTGTTCCGACGAACTTCATTGCTCCCGACCTTGCGGGAAGAGAATAGCAAGGGATTGGGCATCATGGCTGCGCCCCGCTAATAGCAGCCACGTGAACCTTCAATCCTTTCGCAATGAGTTACAACACCGGAAATTTGATCGAGTGCCAAACGCTACAAGCAGCACTTGAAGAAGTATGGCAGGTATCGCCTGTCAATGAAATGATGCCGCTGGAAGATGTGCTGACCAGCGCAGAAAACCAGCGTGGTATCACGCAACTGATCCTGCCTGGCAACGGCAAGAAGCGCAGCGTCGAAGTGACCTATTCACCGCGTCTGACTGAAGACCTGGTGGAAGAGAACGTAGACAATCCGCGTTGCACCACCGAAGCCAAGTACGGCAACCTGTCTACCACCTATTCGATGCCTGATCAGAACCTTGGCTATGCCGAGCAGATCAGCAACGCGGATATGCGGAACACCTGCCTTGGCCCGAACAGCGCGTGGATCCTTTCGCGCATCACCGCCATCGCAGATGTGCTGGAGCGCAAGGTCGCAACCCAACACGCACAGGAGTTCGCTCTGCTGGCAGGTACTTGGGGCAGCGGCATCTTCGCCACGGGCAACGCAGCCGGACAGGTGAACACGTCTGACGAATACGTGTGGGCCACGCGTTACAGCGATGACAAGGTGAACCCCGAAGCATGGGGCCAACTCTCCATCGCACGCATGAAGGCTGGCCTTGGTGACACCATCGGTTTCGGTGGTACTACCGCATGGTCGTACCTGAACGCATCGATGGCTGGCTGCTGCGGACAGGACGGCGTGAACCTGATGGACGCGATGAACCGATTCGGAATGTCCTACGCCTACGACAAGCGTCTTGAAGCTGCGCTGGGATCCGATGACAAGTTCATGGTGTACCGCCTTGGTAGCGTGCAGCCTCTGTTCTATGTGGAGAACCCTTGGCTGGAAGGTGTCGCTCCTGGTGTGATCGGTAGCAACTACACGCACACCAGCATCTTCGGCCCCCGTACCGGAATGCCGATGGATCTCACGATCAGCGACAACTGCGGTGTGGTGACCTTGGCTGTTGCCGTCAGCACGAAGTTGATCGCTGTTCCGAACGATCAGTTCTTCAGCGGTGATGAGTACTTCGGCATCAATGGTGTTGCCAAGGTGTTGATCACAAACCCTTAAGCAGCTACCTGGTGCAAGGTGACGGAGCGTTGAACGACTTCGTGCTGCTCCAAGATCAGGGCAGGATCACCTTACATCAGTAGCAGCGACCATGCAACGGCAGGGAGAAATGCTCCCTGCCAATGCATACAAATCAAATCACGATGCCAAGCTGTTTGGATTCACTGATCGGCCAGGACAACGGATGCACATCGACTGATGGTCGGCTGTATCTGAAGGACATTGGCATCACGGACAAGTTCATCGCAGGTCTGCTTGCGAAGCACAACGAAGGCATCGATGATTGGATGGCGGAGCGACGAAGGATCGCAACGCAGTACGTTGTGCAGGATGTCGTGCATAACATCAATGGTTCGTTCAAGGCAAGCACGTTGATCGACAATGCACGGCTGGGTGTGTGGCCGGATGTGGAGAGTCTTGCGAGTGCAGAGACGGGCTACGAGAATGGCATCATGATCGAAGTGTGTTCACCAGCATCGAACACGAAGATCAACATCACAGGTATCGAGTTCTATGGCGAGACCACAGGTGTGGTGACCGCGACGATATATGACCTTACTGACGGCAGCGTGATCGCAACGCTGACCGCTAATGCAGTAGCCGGACAGATCTGCTACTTCGAGGATGTTGATGTGGTCGTGCAGAACCTACGCGCCAAACGCAGGATCTTCATCACCACAGATCAGACATCGTTCTACAAGGCACAGATGAGCGCAGGATGTGCAAGCTGCAAGCCTACCTGTTACAAGCGTGGCAACGGACTGCTGGAAGCGAACAGCGTTCGATTCGTTGACACCGACAAGAAGATCTACATGAATAGGACAAGCGCACCTAACACGGGTGGCCTGTCTGTGATCGTGAGTGTAAGCTGCGATCATCTTGCGTTCCTGTGCGAGATCAAATCGCAGATGGCGTTGCCGTTGCTGTATTGCTTGGGCAGGGAGATCCACACCACAGCGTTGTACAATTGGGATCGCTGGGGCATTCAGAATCTACGCAAGGAAGATGTGGAAGCAAGGCGCGATGAACTTGAAGCGTTGTACGCGAAGTTCATGGCTGGCCTAATCAAGAACATACAGGTGCCGAGTGATGTGCATTGCTACGTGTGCGACAAGCAGGTCTATCCTGGTGTGATACTGCCATGATGGAAGGCCAAGACGAAGCGAAGAAGTACGTGAACGATCAACTGCAAAAGTTGATCACAGGACGATCCATCTACTTCGCGGCCAAAGAAACGCAGGTGCAAGTAGCGAACCGCGTGTTCGGTGAGGGCAAGCTGACCAACGGCAGCGCGTTGAAGTACAACGAGGACTACGAGTTGTGGGCGTACCAACCGCCATCACCGAAGAAGGTCACAGGCAAAGGCAAGCCGTACAAGTTGTGGAAGCGCACGCCACCGAAGGATGCGAAGGGCAGGGCAGCGACGATCAAAGGTGGTTGGTATCCGAGTTACTTGGCCTACAAGCAACAGCAGGGCAGAGCAGATACACCATTTGAATTGACGGGCAGACTTCGCAAGGCGTACCTGTCTGATGTCAGTCTGAAAGAGACGGGGCCGATGGAAGCGTTGATCGTGCTGACAGGCGAGAACGCTGCGAAGTACGAAGGGCTGACCGATACGAAAGGCGCGTTCCTGCAATTGAGCAAGGACGAACTGAAGTACTTCAACGAACGGCTGAACGCATTGACGCAATGATCCAGCAGATACTTCAAGCGATTGACGCAGCGGCAGCGCAACATCTGCCTGTTGCTGTGCGACATCTGTTGGCAGAGCAGCAGCCTACGGGCAATGGCATTGCGCCACACATCTACGTTGGCAACGGCAATTGGAATCAGATCGCAAACGACAACGCTGGCACGTTCAGCTATTGGCGTTTGCTTTCTCCGATACGTGAGCAAGAAGTTGATGCACCAGGATGCTTTGATGCATTCCAAGCGACCTACAATCTGCGTCTTGTTGCGATGATCGATCGCGACATCTGCGGTGATGTGTTGGATGCGACACGTGCAGCGGCAACGGCGATACGCAACACCGACGATGATCTGCGTGCTGCGTTGAAGTTGATGCTCGTGGACTTCGCCACGGGCAGCGTTGAAGTGCAGAGCGCACGCGTGTACCAACAGGAGTTCGGTGGCACGTTGGACGTGAACCCGAACAAAGCGTTGGTGGCGATCGATGTGAGCGTGAGCGTCACAGGCAAGTCCGCGTGCTTTGAACCATGCCTACCAGCAACGGACTTCTTGTGTGCGTTGATCGAAGCGAAGACGTGGGCGAAGATCAAGGCGTGCATGACTGAAGGGCAGGTGGCCGATGCGATTGCTGACCTGTGTGACGATGCACCATGCGATCCTTTGAGCATCGCTATCAACAGCGAGGACGGAGTGATCGTGGTGAACGATCCTTGCGGTGCGAACGTGAGCATCGCAGTAACGCAGGGTGGCGTTGAAGTTGGAAGCTGGGATGGCACAGCGTGGATCGTGCCGGAGTGCGAAGACGCGCAAGTGACCTTCGATGGTCTGCCTGTCCTGACGATACCATGCGGTGACACGGGCAACCTTGACTGCGGAACCAACATCGAATCAGCACACGTCACGCTGGGCGGATCTGCAGAGAACGGCATCTACTACATCAGCGGCACAGCGGGAGGAAAGACGCGCTACGAGAAGAACGCGACACACGCGTTTGAATACAGCGGCACGCGGTGGGAGTTGATCAGACCTGGCAGCGACCATCAAGCTGCGTTGGGCAACGAGACATATCCTTGGCTGGCGGATTGGACAGGCACGGGCATCGCTGTGGACGAAGGCACGATCGGTCAATACTGCGGAGGCAATGTTGAGCCATGTGCCGACCTTACGTTGCAGGTGAATGGCAGCGCGTACACGACCATTGCGAACCCGTGTGGGGCAACTGCCAGCGTGGACGTACACGACAGCAACGGCAATGATGTTGGTTCGCTGGTGAGCGGCGCGTGGGTGGTGGCGGCACCTGCTAACGTGCTGCGAGAGTACACAACAGGTGGGACGTGGAACAAGCCCACCGACCCGTCCTTCAAGGGCGTGTGGGTATTCGCTGCTGGTGGCGGTGGTGCAGGTGGTGGCGGTGGTGTGTCAACGACAGTCTATGGCGGTGGCGGTGGCGGTGGCGGTGCTGTTGTGCGACTATGGATTCCTGCCGCATCGCTGGGGCTGACGGAGACCTACGCCATCGGGGCAGGTGGTGCTGGCGTAGCAACGGGCACCGGCGGTGTTGGTGGTGCAACATTATTCGGCTTACACGTCGAAGCAAAAGGTGGTATGGGCGGCATTGGAGGAGGGACAACAAACCCAGTACAAAGGGCTGGCGGTGACGCATTGCTATGCACACCTTTGAGCGGATCGGCAATAAGTGGCGCACCGGGTGGACGTGGTAGGCGTGAGACAACTGCCACAATACCGCTGGCGGGGAGTGCTGTGATCGCAAGCGTGTTGACTCTTGGTGGTGGATCAACGACATCACCAATAGCTGCTGGCGGTGCTGGTGGTGGAGCTGGTGGTGGGTGGAGCAACAGCACGGGCACAGGGACGGCGGGTGGCGATGGTGGTGGATGCTACCAAGGCGGCAGTCTGACCACAGGCGGTGCTGGTGGTGCTGTGGGCGGAAGCAATGGCACCGCTGGCGTGAGCGACATTTATCTCGACCCATTTTTGGGCATCGTGACTACCACGATCGGCCTCGGCACAGGTGGTGGTGGTGGTGGTGGAGCATCAGGCGCAACGGCTGGTGGCACAGGCGCAGCAGGTGGACGTGCAGCAGGTGGTGGTGGTGGTGGCAGCACGCAGACAGGCACACGCGGCGCATCGGGCGCGGGCGGCAACGGGTTCCTTCTGGTCTACGAAGTCTACGCAATATGAACAGAGTCTGTGTCATAAGGGGCGGCATCGTGCATAACATCATCGTGCTTGACCTTGCCGAGCTGCCGACCTACATCTATCCAGGCACGTACGATCTGCTGGTGCCTGACGAAGACGAAGACAGGGCCATCGGTGACACCTACGACGTTAACACCGGAACATTCAGCAAACCATGAGCGCAATCGCATGGATCATCTACGGAGCATTCTTCCTGTGGCGATACATCGTGGACAGGAACGACCAGCGCGAACGCGACGAGATCAAAGAACGTCTGACGCAAATCGAAAACAAGCTGCGATGAAAGACCTGATCCGCGATGTGATAGGCGGCACACCTGCTGAAGTTGGAGCGAAGATCTTGGTGAGCGCGTTGGTCGTGTTGTGGGGCAACCTGCAAGTGATCGGCATGAGCATCTTCCTCTACTTCGTGTTGCTTGTGATCGATGCGTTCATGGGCGCGAACGTGGCGATGCGGCAAGGCGTGAAGTTCAGCGTGAAGCACTTCACCTTGGGGCCGCTGAAGAAGTTCGCGCTGACAGCAGCGATGCTGTTCGTTGCGTCTATTGTTGACACGATGATTCCTGATGTGACGTGGATACCTGACACGCCATTGTTCATCGCAGTCGCATCGTTCGTTGGATTGACTGCGCTGCTGGATGTGGCGCGCAAGTATGGTGTGCTGACAGGGAGCAAGTTGATCAAGTGGCTGGAGAAGAAGTTAGGCGGATACATAGACACAGACGATGAGCGAGTGGACGTATAGCCAAGGCACGGGGCAGTTGACTGATCCGGATGGACGCGTGGTAGCCGTTGGCTACAGCGGACACGGGGCAGGAAGGAACAACTGCGAGATGCAGAACGTCAAAGGTGTCGGGCCGATACCGCAGGGCTTTTGGGTGATGGGCAGTCCATACAATTCGAAGAAGGTCGGGCCATTCGCGATACCGCTGAAGCCTGTGCCTGGTACGAACACGTTCGGTCGTTCCGCATTCTTGATCCACGGGGACAATCAGAAGGGCGATCGCAGCGCATCGAATGGATGCATCATTGTTTCGCGTGCTGTGCGTAACTTGGTGGTGGATAGCGGAGTGAAAGTTCTCCGCGTAATACCATAAGCGATGGCATCGAAGCAAGACAAGGTGGTGATCTACCAAAGCAAGAAGGTGAAAGGGCAATGGGGCTGGCGTGTGATCGCTGCCAACGGCAAGCGCATTGCGATCAGCGGAGAGTTGTACAAGAACAAGGCGCACGCTGCGAAGATGGCGAAGCGTCTATTCCCTGACCTGTGATGAGGATCGCGCTGCTGTTGTTGGTGGTACTGCTGACATCATGCAGCGCGGAGCGAAGGCTGCAACGGCTGCTGGACAAGCATCCGGAGTTGTCACGTGTGGACACCTTGGTGGTACACGACACGATTGTGCTGCCAGGTGACACGCTGTTCAAATTCATACCGCTGCGAACGCGTGACACGATACGCGTGGAGAATGAACGGCAGGTAATCGAAGTGGTACGTGTACCAACGGGAAGCATCTGCGACACAGCGGAGATCAAGCTGCGCGTGATGGGAGTGATCAAGCCGGACACGATCTACCGCGAAGTGCAGGTGCCTGTTGATCGCATCGTGCCATGCCCGAACGAACGCGTGAGTGAATGGTGGCGCACAGCAGCGATGCTGCTTGGCGTGCTTGTGATCGCGTTGATACTGATGAGACCAATCCAACGACCATGACCTTTGTTGAATACATAACGCAGCCAAGTGGATTCGGCAAGACGCGCTGGCCTGTGGCGATCATGATCCATCTATTCGGTGCGATGGCAGTCTACTACACGTACAAGCAATCGTGGTGGGCGTTGCTGGGCCTTGCTCCTGTAGTGCTGCTGTGGTACGGCACGTACATGAACTACACCAAGCGATGGGTGTGAGCGTGTTGGTCTGCGTGATTATTGCCGTGTGGTGTGCGGAGTACGATGCGGCAAGGATTATCCAAGGCAAGGTGATCCATCACAGGCTGTGGTGGACGATACGTGCTGTGGTAGTGGCCGTGACCTGCATCGGTAGTGGTGTGCCGTTGATGGCGATCGGATGCGCTGGCCTGTTCTCCGCTTTGTTCAGATGGGAACTGAACACGCTACGTGGGCTGGCGTGGTGGTACATCAGTACGTCGAACCTGTACGATCGGGCGTGGATCAAAATCGGTGGCAGCGTCAAGGCAGGTGGCATCGCAGCCACGTGCGCGGAGTATAGTGTATTCCTGGGCGTGGTGGTGTACTATCTGATGCGTTAGGGTGATTTGTTAAAATATGTTAACGCTATTGACAATAGCGAAACTGCTCCTATCTTTGGCATCACAAACACACAGAAGCCATGCGCGAAGTCAACGAAACCCAAGCAGCAAAGGAGTGGAGCAAGATCGAAGTGATCCTGACGGAGCAGGAAGAAATGCTCATCGCACAGGACTTCGCCAAGGATCGCGCAAAGTACATCGCGTGCTGGCTGCTGAACATAAATGGAGCGGCACAGGTCAAGAAGGAATACGCGATCTACCGCGCACAGGTCATTAGCTGGAGGCAGGAGCGCATTTGGAAGGAGCGCACCGGAGCGCGATACGATATGCATCGTGGTCAGTACCTGGCGCACATCTGAACCGAACCGCCCCCTGGCAACGGGCTGGGGGGCAAATGTTAAATTTTCACGGGGCTATTGACAATAGCGTAAAGACACCTATCTTTGGGCCATCACAAACAACGAAACACACCACACGCCATGACCACCTACACACACGAACGCTTCGGAACCGGAACCATCATTGGCACCGAAGGCACCTGCACCATCATCGACTTCGGCGGCGAGTATGGAATCAAGCGCATGGTCACCGCTCTGCTGACACCAAGGGCAGAGGCTGACGCAGCCTACGCTGCAAAGAAGCTGGCAGCAGCAGCAGCGAAGCAGCGCAAGAACCTGCGCGATCGCGCAGAGATGGCGAAGGAGAACAGCAAGGATCGGCTGACGAAGGTGAAGGAGGCGATCCTGTCTATGCCGTACTATCGCCAAGGCGAATTGTACACCAGCGTGATGGAGATCGTGCTGGCCGTTAGGATGGAGACGAAAGGCTTTGCCGCTGACGTTGCTGCCAGCGTGGAGAAGTACGGCAAAGTGAGCGAGAAGCAAGCCTATGTGATCGCCAAGGCTTTCTGCGACAGCAACCTTGTGGTGAATGAAGGTATCTACGCTGGCATCTGAATTGTTAAATTTTCATCCTGCTATTGACAATACCGAAAAGACACCTATCTTTGGCAAACAATCAACGAAACACACACACGCCATGAGCCACACCACCACCACCACCAAGGCCACGATGACCACCAACATTGTTCGTCCGAGCCGCGTTGGCGAAGACATCGCCAATAGCATGATGAGCAAGGTCAATTGGAAGCTGCCCACAGAGGCGTTGACCTTTGGGCCATCCGTACACCACCTGCTCCTGGAAGCGGCAGACGCGCTGGACTTCTTTCTTGGGGGCCACGAAGTGAAGTGGGATGGTGATACTGCCACGCTGTCCAGCAAGGGCTACTACCACTACATCGGGGCGTAGTCGAAACAGGCGATGCCCGTCTGCCGCACCTGACCAAGCGGCACTGATGAGACAGGTCGAACAAACCCAAACACACACAGACAATGGAATACGGAACCTACATCTTGATCGGCAGCACGAACCCATACTTGGCACAGCGCAACGGCTGGTGCAGTACCACCATCGCGATGCGCGCTGAATACGGGCAGCGTGGATTGGTCGAAGGACTGATGCAGCACTACTGCGTTGGCGAGAGCGACAATTACATCGTAAATGAGAATGGCGATGTCGTACACGCCGACACCGAGGAGATCATCCTGCAGAAAGATGCGTTGGCATACGAGCATGATGGCAAGGTGTACGAGTTCGTGGCGATCGAAGACCTGGATGAAGAACAGGCCAAGGCCACGCTGCGCGATAGCGTGCTGTTCGACGAACACGACAGGGAGACCATCTATTCGATCTACCCTGACCTGGCACCTGTGGTCGAAGCCGACGAAGAGTGATCATCAACACACACACACACACCAATGGAACGCAAACGATACTACCTGGTGGCACAGACCACCTACGACAGGGCCAAGAACCATCCGCGATTTATGGGCCGCACACGGATCATCGATGGGGCATTCGATGGGACGAAGGAACAGGCCAGCATGATGCTCGCGTGCCACCTGATGAGCAGAGCGGAATGCTACGTGTGGAGCGACGATAATAGGGATGTGCT